AAATATAAAAGAGTTAAGCAGTGTTCTTGCAAAACATTTTGATGCTGGAAGTTGCTACATCGTAAGCGCTAAGATAAGTTCTCCGACAAGAAAACATATTCCAGACTTTTATACTCTTGGAGAAAAAGGATTATTAACAATCGAACTTGAGGTAACTAATGAATAAAGAAAAACTTAAACCATGTCCGTTTTGCGGAGAAGAAGCAGAATATAACTACGAGCCGATAGGAAGAGATAATCATTTTATGGGAGAGAGTTTTATCTATTGTAAAGAATGTGGAGTTGGTTTTAATAGCTTCAAATTATCTGAAAAAGAATTAATGAAAGCATGGAACACAAGAGCCGAAGACAAGGTGAAAGATGATATGCTAAATGAGCTTAAAAATATAAACAAATGGCTTGAAGATTGCGATAATGATTACGAAGTTGTTACTAAAACAGGTTTCGTTTATAGACCGATTGGAATAATAAAAGAAATATTAATTTATCAAATCAAAAAAGAAGAAGAATATAAAAAATGGGCTGAAAGCAATTGGAATGAAGAAATCACACCTTAAGCAATTTAAAACGAAGAAGAGAGATTATGAACTTAATAGATGACAAAATAGCAATACAATGGTATTTAATTCCGGCTATAGCCATATTAATTTTATTTTCTATATGCGTGTTATCTTTTGTGGAAGAAGGCCCTAAATTGCCCGAAACCCTTGACCACAGTCGATTACAGAGGGTTTCAGACGAAATACGACCTAGACCATGGGTAAATACCGAATGAAGCAGATAGTCATTATCACGAATTTAGGGATGAATGATAGATATTATGGATGATGGCTATAATACCACGAAAGACAAATGAAAGGAAGAAGATGAGTATATATTTAACTGATAAACAATATTTAGAATTACTTCAGAAACTTCGGATTGACTTAGACAAAACCGAAAAGATTCTTTTCGAAGATAGCACAGAAACAGGCTATAAACATACTGTAACTAATGTCGGATTGTGTGCAGGGGAAGTAACGGAAACTAATTGGTCTAAGGATAAACACCTTACCAGAGAAACAGCAATGTGGCCTAAAGAATTTGATAAAATAGGTAAAGTTAAATATGAAAGTCCTCAAATGTTTACAAGAAAATATAAAAGGAAAAATCATAAATGCCCTTTCGCCGAGAAAGGTACAAACACAGATGGTTGTTTTTATAGATGTAAAATTTTCCAGAAAAAGTATAAAATACCTTCGATAGAAGAGGCAAAACAGATGTACGATAAATGTATCGATGAGGTTAAAAATAAACTAGGATTATAGTGTTGATTTTATGGCCATAATCAAATTGAAGGAGGTCAAAGATGGAAAAAGTGAATTTCGACGTAGAGTTAAAGGGAATTAAAGTTGACGGAGGGGAAGAAATTCCAGACAGAAAGGCGGTAGTTAGAACTGATTCTGGTAAAGTTCTCGGGATAGTAGGAAACTCATATACTCCTATTCATCACAGAACAGTAATTGAAACTTTTGATTCAATGGAGTTTCTTAAAAGAAAAAGAATAGATGTTTGTCGGGATGGTTCGGTGATGTTTGCTCAGTATGATATCGGAAATGGTCAGGCATTACAGACCGAGGTTGCCGTTGGAGATGTAGTTAGTTTTGGCCTAAGAGCGTTTAATTCTTTTAATCTACAATTTGGAGTTGGATTTGAATTGAATGCTAACCGTCTAGTTTGCACAAATGGTCTTGTTGTTCCAAAGGCTATGGCTAGATTATCGATGAGGCATTTTCGAAACATTAGTACCGATGGATTCGAAGATGTAATAAAAGAGAAGATGAAGGAATTTGGCCCTACGATTGAGATTTGGAGAAATTGGATGAAGATTAAGCCTTCAGAGTCAAGAGTTGAACAATTTTTTAAAGATGTAAATATAGGGCAGAGGCTCGGGAAGCAACTCTGGAACGAAGCGATTGACGAAACTAAAAAGCTTGGAGTTTGGGGCCTATATAATACTTTTACAAAATATGTTACTCATGACTTAAAGATAAGGGGTAACGAATCTAATCGAATGATGTCGGTTAGGAGTAAAGAAAGAGAATTGCTCCATAAATTCTATAATTATAATTGGAATTGATGGCGGAAGGTTTTTTAGTTTTAATAAAAATTTAAAAAATGTTGTGAGAGATAAACGAATTATAAAGAAGTTTTGACAGAACATTCTAGTATGTTATATTATGTTATAAGATGGAACAAATAAAAGATGATGGCTATAATATAATAGGAGGGAAGATGAATAGAACGATTAAAAAATATGAATTAGACCTAGAACAAATTGAAGCCTCAAAAGCTAGCGGTGGAGCGATATATACCATCCCCGAAAACATTTGGGAGACGTACGGATGGATTGCCGAAGAAAAACTGGACGGGACGAGACTCAAGATGCACATAACTCCAGAAGGCAATAGATTTGATACTAGAAGGATATCCGATAAGACTCAAAAATTTATGGAAAGAACGAATAACTTCCCACATTTAAGAGATTTAGAATTGGTAGAATTTAAGGGAACGATACTTGACGGAGAAGGGATTGCCCCCGTTAAAATAGATACGATGGGAGCTACACAAAGTATAGTGGGGGCGAGCCCAGAACACGCTTGGGAAAGACAGCAAGATATCGGATGGATTAAATATAGAACATTCGATTTAATAAAGTATCAAGGGAAAGACGCTAGAGCCATACCATTTCGTGAAAGAAGAATTATATTAGAAGATATAGTAAAGAAAATAAGATTAAAATATCCTGATACGACAATAGAAATTCTTGTACAAAGAACCAAGAATATGAAAAAATTCTATGAGTTAGAAATTGGAATGGGAAAAGAAGGAATAATGTTAAAGAATCTAGATGGTTTATATGGAGATATACATAGTTTATTAAAAGTTAAAAAACATACTAGACTCACAATGATAGTGACAGGGTTTAAGGATGGGGCGGGAAAGCATAAAGGTAAAGTCGGAAGCGTGGGGATAGGATTTTATGGAGAAAAACAACTTACATATGCCGGAGGACTTTCAGATGTTTTAAGACAGGATATGCAAGATAACCCAAACGAATATCTCGGGAAAACGATTGAAATAGAATGCCAAGAATTTACTAAAACGGGGGCTCTAAGGCATCCAAGAGTAGTAGGAACAAATGACAAGAGAAATTCACAGGATATAGAGCAAGAAAAATTAAGAATATTTAGACTTGATAAAAATCCAGAAGATTGCAAGAGAAGCCAAGAAATAAAAATTCGATAATTTAGGTTTAGGGAAAATAAAAAATGAAAATACTTGTGGCTACAAACAAAGGATTTGAGAAAAATAAATTTGATATCCTTCAATGTAAAGAGAATGAGCCTGTGATGTTCGGCCTTAATTATAAAAATATGATAGGAATGGAAACCTTAAAGATTACTTCAGCCTTTAAAGTTATAAATTCAAGCCTAACTCCTTCAGAGATTAAAGGAAAAATCAAGTCTGCTGAAATGAAGTTAGGGTGGTATAGAATAATGAATAAAATCGATTTTAACGCTGATATTACGGAAGAGGCTGAAATTCTCTTACTACTAGCGGATGAATGGCCTACAAGGGTTATACTTGAACGTACAGAGGGTTTCATAGACAAAAGGACCTAGACTATGGGTAAATATTTACTATTAGTGATGACCATTTAACTAAGGAGGATATTATGCCACATACAAAAGGAAAGTGGGAAGCAGTAAAGGGAGATGGTTGTTTTCATTTATTTGTAGATTCTAAGAAAGCTAATACCGATAATGACCTCGGAGATATATTTAATGAAGATAGAGCCAAGGGGGGAAAATGAAAGCATTTACAGACAGACAAAAAGTTTTACTTTATAAAAAGAATATGGAACAATGCCATGTTCAAAAACCAGCATTTTTTATAGGCAATTTAGTTAAAATAGTAGATGTAGGTAATATTTGCATCAACGAAGTGTATATTGATTCCGCTAGCGGATGGGGAAAACCGATTGGTGTATGGGAATATTTAGATAAGATAAGAACAGAAAGAGTAGGTACTTATGGTCGTATTATATCGATGAGTTACTTAAATGTAAGAACTAGACCAATAGTAAAAAAATGGAGTTATTTTGTAAAATTTAAAGATGGCGCAAAGATTGTATTTGGGGAATCTTATCTTATCTACAAGGTAAAAATCATTAATAATTAAATTTAGAAAATATAATGGAGGAATTATGAAATATCTTACATTAATTGCTGAAAAAATAATATATTTTTTATATATAGGGTTGTCAAAGTTGGTTGATTTTGTTGAACAAGCTATAGAGAAAAATAGGAGAAGGGAGGGATAAATATGTATCGTTTTATCATTTGTATTCTATTTATATTTTTAATGGGTTGCGCTACTCCTTCGCCAAAGACTTATCAAAGAATTGAAGATACCGCTTGGAAAGAGAAAACTTCTACGTCTAGATTTTATAATATATCTAGTAAGCTTGAAAAGGGATTATTTAATGATTGCATTAATTATTCACGATAAGGAAGTGGGTATAATTTATGGGAAATTTTAAAGTTCAAATCAAAGAACCTGCCCAATTAGTTACTCTTGAAAAAATAATTTGGTTCGGAAAACATAAAAACAAAAGTATTAAAAATATAATTGACAACGAAGACGGGGGAGCAAATTATATTTGTTGGATGATAAATTCAGATATTATAGAATTAGATGTAGATGGAGTCAGTTATTTAGAGGTTGCGGAAAATGAGAATTATTTAGATTGTGACGAAAATGATAGATAAAAATGATTATATTCTTGGGGTTTGGCATTGCGAAAGACTTAGAGGAAATGATAAAGGTTATGCTTTTGTAATAGCTAAAAAGCCTAAAGAGGGAAACTGGCAATTATTGATTAAAACTCATACAAAAAATTTAGCTTCGAAAGAGCCTTTAATTTTAACTTTTGATGATTCTCCGGATATAGATACTATAAAATTAAGGGCTGAATTAGTGTTCGAACCTGCGAAAAGTTTCTTCCCAGATTTTTCTGAGTATGTTGAAGTTAAAGGTTCTAAAGAAAAGTTATTACTTTTGGTAGCTGAAGCTAGATTTCATGGAAAGATTAAATAAATATTATAAAGAAATTTTGACAGAACATTCTAGTATGTTATATTATGTTATAAGATGGAACAAATAAAAGATGATGGCTATAATATAATAGGAGGAAGAAACAAAATGAAAAAAGAAAAATCAGGATGTAACGGTTATTATTTAGATAGTAATGGGAAACATTGTGATGTAATACTTACCCGAGACGTAAAGTTATCTGATTGTAAAAAGTGTAGTTGTCCTTCAAATCAGTATTCAAGGGAAAAGAAGTAGAGGGGAAAATAAATGAATGTGAAAGAAGTAATAACGCTCGGAAGAAATAAACTTGATGAAAATGGATTATCTGAATGGAAAATAAAAGCAGAAAGAGCTTATAGCCGAGCGGGAGTATGTTTTTCCTATGAAAAAGAAATTAGAATATCAAAACAATATATAGAAATAATGTCTGATGAAGATATCTTAGATACGATATTCCACGAAATAGCACACGCTATAATCGGAATAGGTCATGGGCATGATAACGTTTGGAAAAAGAAATGTTTAGACCTTGGGTGTAGACCTAATAGGCTTCTTTCCAATGAATTTCAAGTCGAAAGAAAATGGGTTGCGGTATGTTCGGCTTGTGGGGCTAGATTTGGACGAATGAAGAGAGCCAAAGAACGACGTTGGTGTGGCGAATGCGATAATAAAATGATAGGTCATGGACTAAAATTTAAACCAAATATCAAATATAAAGGATGATAAAATGTCTAGAACGTTAAATAAAAAACAAAAGGAATATCTAATTCGTCAGTTTGAAGATGGAGTTAGGGAATGCAATCATTTAACTCCAAAAGAATTAAAAGTTTTAGAGCGGATGAATAACCATGAAGCTTTATATTATAATATTAATAGATTTTTAGCTGACCGAAAAACTGAAGTAGGATATTGAAACGGGAAAAATATTTTAATCGAGAGGTAAAAATGAATTGTAAAAAATGTAATAAACCGATGATGAAGGACGGAAAAAGTTGGGTATGTCCATACTGCAACGTAACCGTATCTTTTGGAAAGGAGAAGAAAGATGGGGGACGGAAATAATAAGGTAGTTAAAAGGGGTGAAGCAGTCAAAACGGAAAAGATTTTAAGTGAATATGATTTAATACAATTTACAGGAACGGAACATTATTATAGACACTCTCTATCAGGATTTGTTTACACAGATGGTGTTGCGTTTATGGCCGAAAAGGGAGGAGCTTATTGGCTAATAGACAAAATTTTAATAACAACTAAACATTTAGAGGATGAAGAGGTGAGAGCTAAAATGGAGGCATTTGGAGTTTGGATTTTACAGAAAAATCCAGACGGCTCAGCAGTCCTTGAATGCGAAGACGGTAATGGTAATTCCCTTTATAAAGAGAATATTAATTGGTCTGATTTTCCAATGAATAAAATTACATTATGGTCAATTAATGGAATTTTAATCCTACCTAGTGAATATTGACCTAGATAGACCTCTAGAACAGGGCAAATTCTTTACTGGAGACCTGTGGGGATGAGTCTAGACGAAAAGGGATATGGACTATAGGTAGGTTTATAAAGTGGCCTAAAATGGATTTAAACGAGAAATTAAATGAAGAGTTTAACTCAACTTGCTTATGAATTAAATATTTGTCCTTCTTGGATAAATAAAGCAATATTAAGAACAGGTGGGAAATTAGGTCAAAGCGGAAAACCCGTATTATATACTATAAAAGAAGAAAATAAAATTTCTTTGATAAGATTTTATAGACTATTAAGCTATAGTTTCCAAGAAATTAAAGAATTTTTAGATATTAATATTATTCCAGAAGATTTGCATATAAGAAAGAATAAAATAAAAAAAATATTAAATAAATATGAATAAAGAAGAATTAATTAAAGTATTAGATGCATTTGAAATTGTCTTAAAAGAGAACGTCGAACTGAGAAGAGACGCTTTAACGTTTATGGTTGAGAAAGGTTTATGGGATGAATTTATGAAGTATCATTGGGCGGAACGTCTTAAAAATACGACAAATCTAAAGGGAGATTGATTAAAATGGTTAATAAGATTAAGGTCTCAGCTAGACTTCGGGCTACGATAAAGGTTTCAAATTTAGTAGGTTTAAAATATGATACTAAGAAAAATCCCTACGGAGGCTTTTATACTGTTTTAGAGCTAGAAAGAATTGTAGAAAAAATAGAGGCTCTACAGACTCTATCGCCCACGAAATAGCTATAATATAAAAAGAAACAGCTTTCTTCTTGACAAATATAATATATTATGATATATTTGGTTTACAAAGGAGGTTGATATGGCAAATACAACTATTTATTTTCCAGATGATAGTAAAACGAAAGAACTTTTGAAGAGGGTTGAGATTTACAGAGCAACGCACGAAAAACTATTGAGTCACAAGCCTTCATTTTCGGAATGCGTCATTAGGGGATTAAAAAAATTAGTAGAAGTCGATAAAAATAAATGATGACCTTCGGGTCGGGAAAATTCGGAGAAATAGCCGATGTTACTATTACGAGCTCCAGATAGCTCCCATGTTGGATATTTTGAAGCGGTTGTTCACGGAGACAATTTTTCGTCATATGTTGATGCCCTTAAAAATACTCCCACTAGAGTCTGGGAATCTAAAGCTAAAGTTTGGCGTATATCAATTTGCGATTATAATATTTTAATAAAAAATTGCAAGGATAAAGGCCTAAATAGCATAGATGTAGATAATAAGTTAAAAGGTATATTAGCATCTTATAGAGCTTGGGAATATAATACTAAAGCATTGATAGCTGAAGATGATGTAGAGTTATGCGTTGACGCTTCTATCCTAAAAATTCCAATGATGCCCCACCAAAGAGTTGCTCTTAAATTCTTTCTCGAAAGAAAAACAGCTATAAACGCAAGCGAAATGGGATGCCTATCTGGAGACACAGAATATCTTTCCCCGACAGGGTGGAAAAAAATATCTCGATATCATGGTGGTAAAGTTTGCCAGACAACAAAAGAAGGAATTGCGTCTTTTACTCTCCCGAAAGCATACATCAAAAGACCTTGCAAGGAAATGTTTCGGTTTCATCATACCAGAGGTCTCGACCAAATGTTAAGTCCCGAGCACCGAGTTTTAACTTTTTCAGAAAATGACATAGGAACGGTTATCTCAGCCGAAAATTTGGCTCGTAGACATGACGAAAACGAAAGTGGATGCAAGGCAAGATTTTTAGGTGCTGTTTCGCTTGAAAGGAAAACGACGATAAAATTATCGGAAGCTCAGCTAAGGCTCCAAGTTGCCTGTATGGCAGACGGGAGTTTTCCCTATCCGAGAAGATGTAGGGTGCGATTAAAGAAGCAAAGGAAAATTATTAGAATTAAAAGATTGTTGGAAGATGCGAAGATTGAATACCATTTTAGACTCGATACTGATGGCCTAAGTAGTTTTGAGTTTACTCCACCGATAAGCACGAAGATTTTCACTAAAGGGTTCTGGAAAGCCTCGCTAGCCCAACGACAGATTATTTGCGATGAAGTTCGTTATTGGGATGCTACTATCAGAAAGGCAGGAGCCGTTACCTTCTGCGCCCAAAACAAACAAGATGCAGATTTTATTCAATACTGTTTTATTTCTACCGGCAGACGTGCAAGAGTAACGGTTTCAAAAGATAGAGGATATTTTTCGACAGGATATATTGTCCATGCAGTAGGCAACGGAAGAAGCGGAAACTATATTCATATCGGAACGGCAAAGAAAAATATCTCAATTCAAAAGTCACCTGATGGGTTTAAATATTGTTTTGAAGTTTCTGATACTTTTTTACTCGTTCGAAGAAATGGATGCGTGTTCGTAACGGGTAACACAGGCAAAACTTTTCCCGCCTTGGTGGCTGCTAAACATCTTTACGATACTGGTCAGATAAAATCTTGCTTGGTAGTTTGCATAGCGTCTGTAAAGTGGAATTGGGCTAGGGAGGTCGAGAAATGTTTAAACGGAGCTACTTATAAAGTGATTGAAGGCCCTCAAGAGAAAAGAATTGAAGGCTATATGTCAAAAGCTCATTTTAAAATAGTAAATTATGAAATATTAAGAAATGATATTGACCCTATACTTTATGACACTACTTTTGATTGTATCATAGTTGATGAAATTCATAGAATAAGGACCTATAAAGCTAAGCAAACGAGGGCCCTTTACACCCTTGGGAAAACAGCTACTTATAAATATGGTTTGACTGGAACTCCTATTCAAAATAAATTAAATGATTTATTTTCAATAATGAGATTTGTTCATCCTAGTATTCTTGGAAATTGGTTTGCCTTTGATAGGCGATATGTAATAAAAGGATATTTTGGAGAGATAGCTGATTATAGAAGACTCGATGAAGTTCATGATAAATTAAAAACAATAATGTTTAGAAGATTAAAATCAGAAGTATTGAAAGACCTACCCCCAAAAGTCTATAATGATATTTTAATAGACTTATCTCAGAAGCAAAGAAAATTTTATAATGATGTTAAGAACCAAATTCTTGAATCTAAATCGGAAGACGTGGAAGATAAGATAAATGCTCAAGCTAAACTTTTAGCTAATATTACATTTTTGCGAGAAGTTTGTGACTCTTGTGAATTGATTGACCCTTTAGTGAATGCATCCTCAAAGCTAAAAGAACTTAAGAAGATTGTTCCAGAGATATTGGAAAACGGCCATAAAATAGTCATCTTTTCCCAGTTTAAAAGAATGATTTATATAATAGAACGAGAATTGAAGTTGCCAGCTATACTATTAACAGGAGACGTTTCTACTACTGGTGGAGCTAGGGATGAATTGATAGATGAATTTAAGGAGTCTAAAAAGAAAAATTTATTTTTGATGACTACTGCAGGAGGAGAAGGGATAAATTTACAATGTGCTGATTATGTAATATTTTTTGATTTACCTTTTAACCCACAAGTAATGGCTCAGGTCGAAGATAGACTACACAGAAAAGGACAGAAGTCTACTGTTAACGTTATCAGATTACTGGCTAAAAATACTATCGAAGATAGGGTGTTAGATATTTTAAAATTTAAAACAAAACTCTTTAAAGCCGTAGTAGATGGAAAATCAGTTAATCCAGTAGTTTTGACTCAAAAGGAATTATTAAATGCTATTGAACTATAATCAATCTCCCGAAGTGAATACTTCGGGGTATTCGCTGAAAGCGAAGGGTTGTGTATATATTACCTACGAAGTAGGTAATAGATAATTTATATACTATATGTTTATACACTATATGTTTATTATAGGGGAACATATAAGACAGGGAAACAGGAGATTATTTAATGGCTGAATATAAAGTTAAAAAAGGAGTTACTAGCTTTAAAAAAATTCCTGTGGAGGATTGGTCAACAGACCAGATGTGCTCATATTTCCGTGATGAGTTTAAATCTAAATATGGGATAGATACAAGACGCCCCATTGGACAGATTAAAATTCATATAAACAAAAGAACAATATCTAATCTATTCAGGTTAGAGGGTCGTTCAATAGACATCCATCCTAATGAACTATTTAAACAATTTATAATTTGGTTAGTAGATAAAAAGCAAGTTCATAATTTTAGAGTATGGCTTTTTTCTAAACAAGACGTAATGGTAGATTATTTAGACGAAAGGGCTAAGAGATTAATGGACAAGAATCTTGGTTCGGTTGAAGACTTCAAGAAGCAGGAAGAGAAAAAAGTTAAAGATGCTTTAGAATATTTCAAGGGAGGTGGAAGTGCAAAATCCAGACCTAAATGATAATGTTAGAGGAATAGTTACTCCGACGGATGTAGAGATAGAAGAATTAAATATTTTGAAGGAAGAAATAAAAAAGAGGGGTGGGCCTAGAAAAGAATTTGATTTAAAGTCTAAGTATTTATTAGCCTCACTACCTTATAGTTATTGGGATATAGGTTGGGATGAGTTTGAGGGGAGCAAAGATGCGAGAGATTTTGTTAAACTTTACTGTGATAATTTGGGGAACGCTTTGAAAGAAGGGCAAGGAGTAATACTTTCGGGTTTACATGGGACGGGCAAGACGACGTTATCTTGTTTGATAGGCAAGGCAGCTATAGAGAAAGGCTTTTCAGTTAGATATATTTCTATAGCTAAAATTCTTGATTTGATTATGGAGGGTTTTGATTCTAAGGCGGCAAAAGAACGATTAAATATTATGATAGAAAGGGTAGAGGTTTTAATACTAGACGATTTGGGAAAAGAATATAAGGGAGTCCGAGGACAGTTAAATCCTATGATGTCGTTAAAGTTGGATTCTATGTTGAGGGAAAGAATAAATCGGAATTTAATTACGATAGGGACGACTAATTACGGGAAGAACGCTATAAAAGAGAAATACGGAGATTCGGTAATGTCGGTTTTATATGGTTGTTGTAAAACCTTTGAGGTGGTGGGTCAGGATTATAGAACAATAAGAGGATTAAACTTTTGGGAGAACTTAAAATGATAACAGATGTTATTAAATTTGAAAGAGCAATAATTAAAGGTCTTTTACTTGGACATCATTCTAGAAAATTGATGACTAGATTAAATGTAGATTATTTTGAGACTCTTCAGCTAAGAACTATCTTTCAGGTTATCATAGAATATTATAAAGAATATAGCGAAATCCCACAGGTAGATATATTGGTTAATGAGTTAAAGAAATCCAAGATTGAGGACGCTGAGTTCAAGAATATGGAAGCATTTTTGACTAAAGGGGAAAATCTTACAAGCGATAGATTTAGGTATGCCGTTCAGGAAGTAGAAAAGGAATATATATCTCGTAAACTAAGGACTTCGATGAAACAAGCTATAGGATTCCTCAACAAAGGAGAACCCAAAAAAGCGCAAGATATATTGCTAAAGGAAACGATACAGCTTTCAAGCTTTGGGAGAGAAATAAGGATAGTAGATTTTGTTTCTGATTTCGAGAAGAGAAGAGCTCATTTAGTGGACCGTAAAGCTAACCCAGATATACTTAAAGAACTTTGCATTCCTACTGGTATTGACAGATTAGATTACGAGCTCGACGGTGGACTAAGAAAAGGGGAATTGGGTTTGATACTTGGACAGCCCGAAGGAGGTAAGTCTATAACTTTACAGGATATGAGCGTATCAGCCGTTATGTCTGGGTTTAAGGTGGCCCTAGTGACTATAGAAATGACTCCCGAGCAAACGGCTTATAGATTGGATTCAAGATTATCTCAAATTAAATATAGAAAGTTTAGAAAGGCTCAGTTGACGGACGAAGATTTAGTTAAGTGGGAGCTTGACATTAAAGCGTTAAAGGAAAATTCTCTTAAAATAATAGGAGTTCCCGAGGGTTGTTCCTGTAGATTGATAGAGTCAGAATTACATAGATTGGCTGGCATATTTCAACCAGATTTAGTCGTGGTCGATTATGCTGGAATAATGAGTCCGAACGAGGGAGCTTTCGGCTCGAGCATGGACTGGAAATATATTGGAGCGATAATAAGAAATTTAAAAGGTTTATCTCTTAAAATGAATATTCCAGTTTGGTCAGCGTGCCAGATATTAGTTGGGGCTAAAGAAAAGGCCGAGGTAGGATTTGTTGATGTTGGGTTGGCTAGACAACAGATAGCAGCTCACGCAGATATTTGTGTAGCTATAATCCAGACGAGTCAAATGTTGGCTATGGATTTAACGAAATTACAATTAGTTAAGGTTCGAGAAGGTTGCGAGTCGAGGTTTATAGAGTTTACGAATGATTATGATAGGATAAAATTGGTGAGAGAAATACCTACAGGGTCTTAATATGTTAGAAGAATTAAGGTTTAAATATAACGTCGGGATAATTTTATGAAACATGAAGATATAATAATTAAAATAAGCATTCTTGCTTTGTTAGATTTTTTGAGTATAGAGGGCAAGATTCAGGGCAAAGAATTTCTCGCATCTTGTCCGTTTCCAGAACACTCCGATAAGTCTCCTTCGTTTAGCATAGCTATTGATGGGGAGAAGAAGGGCTGTTGGCATTGTTTTGGTTGTGGAGCGAAAGGGAATATAATTCATTTAGTTCAAAGATGTTTGAATTTAGACAGGAGCAATGCTGTAAGACAGATTGCTAATTGGTTTGGGTTTCCTGAATCAGTTAGTTCTCCTTCTACTCAGGAAATAGCTAAATTGTTAGAGAAAGAAAAGGAAGAAGATGTAGAGACGGATTTAATAAGAATACCGTTACCCAAATATATTGAAGATAAAGAGGAACTTTTAAAATATTTAATGACCAAACGAAAATATACAGAAAAGCAGTCGTGGTCTATTATAAATTATTATAATCTTTGTTGGACGAATCAGGGTTATTATAAAGATAGAATTATAATTCCTATATACGATTCTATTGGGTCTTTGGTTACTTTCGAAGCTTCCGATTTAACTGGTCATAGCGACAAGAAGAAGTTATACCCGAAGGGAAGTCCTATGTCTAGGCTATTGTTTAATAATCATAATGTAAATAGTGGTTATACTTGGATGGTTGAGGGTATATGGGATGCTATCAGAATATGGAGCTTTGGCGAGCCTGCTATAGCTACATTTGGAGCTCATTTATCAAGCTATCAGGCTCAGATGATTATACAGAAATATTCTGATGTTATGATATTATATGATGGGGACGAAGCGGGAAGAGTAGCTCGGGATAAGGTTTCAGCCGTGTTGAGCCCTTATTTAAACATAGTAGAGGGAGATTTGAGATTTGGCGACCCTGCCGACTTGACTAAAGAGGAGTTTAGAGAGCTTATTACATTTCTAAATATTCATAAATAGTTTAAGATATTTGGTTCTTTCTGGCTATAACATAATAAGGAGGGACACAACATGGGAGGAATGATAGGGGAGAGAGAAATAAGAAGTAATAGGGCTAGGATGAAAGTGGTAAAGAGGGTTTCGGAGATATTGAAAGATAAGAGTCTAATCGTATATAAAAGATTCTTGATGAAAATGGCAAATCAATATAAACCGATAATGAACACAGGGGTAGTATTAACGGAATTTACAAATAAATAGGATGACTCTACCATAGGAGCAAGACCCTATGGTAGACTCCTTCTTCAAAGAGGAGAAGATAAATGTCTAGAGCAAAGCCGAAATCGTCAAAAACGACGAAAGAGCAGGATAATCAAAGGATTAGAGATTTAGAGGCTCGGAAGGAAAGAGATAGACTTTTGAATTATCAGTATTCTCCTTGCGTTTATTGTGGCGAGGCAGCGAGATGGCGTTGGCCTACTGGCAAAGAAGCTGAGAAAGAGAAGTACGAGCCAAAACATTGTGGTAAGGAAGATTGTCAGAAGAAGTTTATGGATGCGATGATGGACAAAAAGAGGTCGAAATGATAAAAAGATTTAAGAGATATATTAGGACGAAAAGGCTGAAAAATCAACTTACTATGCTCTTGTCTTTGGATTCATATTTAAAGAATCAAGGAATCTCTAGACAGTTAAGGAGACTTTTTTGGAGGAAGATGGCTTCAGAGGAAAATCGAACTTCTACTATAATGCAGTTGTTAGGAGAGGTAGAAAAATTGTGACAGATACGACTCGTGAATGTTTAATTGAGTTTTTAAACGAATTTCAGAACGAGATTAAAGAGCCTATAGCTGATTATGGAGGGAATGAAAGGCAGGATTTTAAATTTGTTAAAAAGACTCTTGCTTCTGGAGGGATAGTCGATTGTTCTCCTCTTGATTATTCGACTGGAGTAGATTTATTAAAGCCGATAAAGGGCCGTAAATATAACACGGGAATATGTATGGATTTATTAGAGCACGTTTCCAATCCTTTTATTGTTGGGGAAAATATTACTAATTCTTTAAGAAAAGGAGCATTACTATTTGTTACAGCTCCGTTTGTTTGGGGCACACACAATTGTCCGAATGATTACTTCAGATTTACTGCTGAAGGCTTGAAGGTTATATTTCCTAAGCTCGAATGGTTACGGATAGATATTCGGGTGGATGATTGTTGGAAGAATCTTAAAAAGTTTAGAAAAGATGATAAGATTGTAAAGTTTTTTAGGGTTGTAGGAGTCTTTAAAAAGATATGAATAAAATAATAGTTTATACATCGATATATGGAGATAAGGATAATTTGATAGTCCCTAAATTAGAGGGATGTGATTTTGCATTTTTTACTGGCGATGGTGGGATAATGAACGCTAAGAAATTCAAGATACTACCTCATAGATATTTTGGAGAATATAAATATAGTATGTGGGTAGATGGAAATATTAAAGTTTTTGGGGATATTAAATCTTTAGTCCAAAGGTATATGAAAAATTATGATATTGTAGCTCTAGCCCATCCTTTAGAAAGTCTTGGAATTAAGGTTTTAATTTTTGATGAATTTAAGGTATGTATAGACCAGAAATTTGGAAATGTTTTGGATGTGAAAAGGCAGATGTTAGATTATAAAAATGATAATTGTTCTGATATTCCCGTTTTGGCTGGTGGAGTAATAATAAGAAAGCATAATGTAGAATCTATAAAAAATTTTGGTGAGCGATGGTGGGAAGAGATTAAAAAATATAGCATTCGTGACCAATTAAGTTTTTCGTATCTTATCTGGAAATTAGGGCTTAGATGCGGTAAATTGGATAACGTTGGGCTAGAGGCTAACTGGTTTAAATATTATAATCATAAAAATGAATAAATCAATTCTTTACACAGCAGTATTTGGCGACGATATAAATGTTTTAGACAAAAGCAAGGAGAATATTTCCGATGGTTGTGATTTTGCTTCTTTCACGTCTTTGAAGGAGGATAGGTTTACGGCTAGAAAGATGAAGTTATTACCTCATAGATATTTTAATTCTTATAAATATAGTATTTGGACGGATGGCAATATACAAATAACGCAAGATATTGTTCCTATCGTTGAAAGATATATGGAAAAGGGAAAGATAGTTGTTTTAACTTATCCAGATGAACCTCATAATCATTATCGAGAGGGCGAAATCTGTGTTGAATTTGGTAAAGATATAAAAGAGAATGTAAACCCTCAATTAGAGAGATATAGGCGGGAGGGTTGTCCGCCACTGTCTACTGTTTGGACTGGAATAATCATTAGAAGGCACAATGACCCAGAGGTTATTAAATTTGATGAGTTGTGGTGGAATGAAGTCTGCATTGGAAGCGTAAGGGACCAGATTAGTTTTCCTTATGTTGCTTGGAAACTTGGAGTCGAATATGTTACGGTAAAGAATGAAGGATGGGATGGGGAATGGTTTAAATATTTTAATCATTTTATAAAAGAGGAGGAGTAGATGGCTAAAAAATGTAAATGTCCTGTAAAGAAAAAGCTTATGGGTTTAAAAAAAGGAATGATTTTAGACGGTAAGGTGATAGACAAAATATCTAGCTGGAAACTTTATTATGATATGGAGGTTGAAAAGGTTTGCGGGCATTATGACCCTGCCCAAAAGGTTAATAAGGTTTTAATGGCAGCTTTAGATGAACTGATGCCTGCCTATATAAACAAGCCGCAATGGGTTGAGGAACGAAAGGCGATGTTGATAGTTTTTAAATGATAGGAGATAGAGTTATGGAAATTTTTACCGATAAGGCTTTGACTTGTATTTCTTGTAGTCTAGATTTTATTTTCACTAAAGGTGAACAAGATTTTTTCTTCAAGAAGAATCTCGATATCCCGAAAAGATGTCCTGAGTGTAGAAAGAAAAAGGTGGTAAGAAATAAGAAGCGACAGAAGAAATTTTTAGCCGCTATTGCAGTAAGGGAGTATATAAATATTGAAATAATATAATAATGATTTTAAGGAAAGGAGGTTGTTATGTCCAAGTTTTTGATAGTTGGCGGTGGCTATATTGGTTCGTATTTAGCGACTAAGTTGCCTGATAGTAAATTATTAACGGGTTATATTGGGGATGAAGCTACTCTTGTTAATGCTTTAACTAAAGAGTTTCCTAGCCATATTTTAATAAATTGTGCCGGAAAGACTGGTAGACCGAATATAGATTGGTGCGAAGATAATAAAGATATAACTTTTGGAGCTAATGTAGGCCTTCCTGTTATGATTGCCGAAGTTTGCAAAAAGCTTGGTCTTTATTGGATGCATATTGGTTCAGGCTGTATTTATGATGGATACGAAAAAGATTTTGACGAAGAGGATACTCCTAATTTTTTCGGTAGTTTTTACGCAAGGACAAAATATTGGTCTCAAGAGATATTGTCAGAATATGCAGAGGCTTGTGTATTAAGAATCAGGATGCCGATAGACGAAAATCTCGCTCCGAGGAATTATATTTCAAAAGTTGTAAACTATGCTAGAGAAGGTAAGCCTATATTCAATCTTTTAAATTCAATGACGATATTAAATGATTTAGTTGAAGTTATTAAGTTTTTAGCCGAAGGAGGGGAGACGGGGGAATATAATGTTGTAAATAATGGAAGTATGGTCATTGGAGACATACTTAAAATTTATAAACAATATGCAGACCCAAGGCTTGAGTGGATAGAAAAAGAATATTCTACTGTAGCTAAAGGGCTTAAGGCTGGTAGGTCAAATTGCATTATACTTCCAAAGAAGTTGGAAGATAAGGGATTTATAATGCCAGAATTAGAAGGAAGTGTTGCCAAGATACTAAAAGAATATGCAGAAAAGAAAAAGGGTTTGTGAAAAGAATAAAAAGATTATAAAAATTTTTTATAGTTTTAAACTAAGTATATAAAGGAGATTTACCTTTATGTTTTGTTGTTAAACTGTCTTACATTTCCCTTGACCGCATGATATAATATGTTATATTATATGAAAAGGAGGGGAAAGATGAAAACAGAATTAACAGAAATGGCTATAAGGGCGAAAGAGGAGCCGGGAGTCCTCGATGGAATACTCCTGAAATGGCAGAGAAAGGTTAAGTTAGAGGGATGGGTGAGGAATAAAACTTTACAAGATTCGGACACGAACGATTTGAAACAGGAAGTTTTGATGAATATAGTTGAACGATTTGGGGAATATGATGAACATAGAGCAGCGTTTGAGACTTGGGCTTTTAACCGAGCAAGACAAGTTATAAGAAGTTGGGTGAGAAAAAGATGCTTAGAAAAAGCCCCAGTTTTGAAGAAAGGTTTTAGGGGGAGGGAGTCTATAAGAGGGAAGATAGGTCCTATTCCCGAAGGAGACATAATAACATATCCTGAAGGGGTTGGATATGTAGATGAGTTTGAGGGGCATGTCCAGATGATAGGAACAATAATATCTGAAATGGATATGCAAGAAAGAAACAGGGAAACGACAAGGAAGACTTTTAAGATGTTAGCCGAAGAACAAACTAAAAAAGAGATTGCTGAAGAGTTAGGGATAACCAAAGGGAAGGTAGAAGCAAATATAAAGAGGATAAGAAAGGCCTACGGAATACTCGAAGAAGCCAAGATGTTAGTATAAAGGCTATAATATAATAAGAATAGATTGGAGAGGGAGATGGCAAAGAGGCAGATTATAGAATATGAAGGTAGAAAGATGCGTTTGACTTACGCCATACACGAAAGGATGATGAGGCATTACGCTATAGCCGAGTTCTTAGGAATAAAAAATTTATCGGGTTATTTTAGACTTAAGGTTTTTCCTAACGTTAGTTTGGACAGGCCGTATGAAAAGGCAAAAGATTATTGGATTACTGATTGTCATATTAAAAAATATTTTGATGATGTTTTGAGGGGATTCGAGAAAGCCCATTCGATTATGGGTGAGGGGGCATTTAGAAAAGATATAAATAAATTATTAATAGAAATAAATGCTATGGCGGGGGCTGCCATTGAGTTATGGCCTACTCCTCCTAAAGGTTGGAAGCCATTCAAACATTTAAAGCCAAAGCCAAGACCAAAGTCAGATGGTAAAAAATAAAGACTTAAAGTCTAAATGTCTGTCAATGATTAGTCATTTATAATGTGACTATGTTAGGAAATTTTTGACTAAATGAGACAAAATTAAGGTTGATGGCTATAATAGACTGAAGAAAGATGAGGGAGTTATGGAATGATAAAAATGAAGATAGGTTTAGACGGAAGAGTTTGGAAGAAGGAAGAGGGTAAGCAGGATTTGATAATAGGCATCATAGAGCAGGATGTTTATAAATGTCAAAGGTCGGCTAACGAGCATTTACATTTTGTTCATAATGGCTGGGGCCTTGATTCTGATTTACTTAATTCGTTGATAGATAGAGGCGTTAAGATAATTCATATTCACGATAAATTTTTTGATGAACATTATTATTCTGAGCTTGATATGATGAAGGAGTTCGGCGTAGAAGAGGAATATGGAACTAACGGTAGACAAACACTTCTTTCTAAAAAATATTGGGGAACAAGTCCAGATTACGAGAATAAATCTAATGGATTTGTTCACTTGCACGTTCATACCGAATACTCAATGCTTGACGGTATGGGTCCGCTACCTGAGCTTATTTTGAAGGCTCGCAGAATGGGGATGAATTCTCTAGCCATTACTGACCATGGAAATTTATTTGGAATACATAAGTTTCATAGATTTTGTAAAAGGGTAGGGATAAAGCCTTTGATGGGTTGCGAATTTTATGTGGTTGATGATGTGTCTGTGAGAGAAAGAGGGAGAAATCATATAGTTTTAATAGCAAAAAATAAAAAGGGATATAAAAATCTATTAAAACTATCTACCTTATCTAATTTAGAAGGTTTTTATTATAAACCGAGAATAGATAAAAAAATGTTGGCTGAATGTAATGAAGGACTTATAGCTTTATCTGGGTGCATAGCCGGAAGAGTGTCTCAACATATTTTGAATGATGAATTAGACAGAGCTAAACAGCATATTTCTTGGTGGAAGGAAACTTTCGGGAATGATTATTATATAGAGATTCAGCCTGATAAATTAGAAAAATATATTAAAATAAATCCTATTCTTATAAAATTGGCTAAAGAGTTTGGGGTTAAGATTGTTTCTACAAATGATGTCCATTATGTCGAAAAGTCGGATAAGAAAGCTCACGACGTCTTATTGGGTATCCAGAAAAAACAAACATTAAAAGATAAGCCCGGTTTCGATACTGATGTATATTGGTTTCAAGGTTTAAAAGATATTAGAGGCCATTTTGAACAGTATCATCCTACCATTCATCATTTAGACTTTGACGAAGCTATCAAGAATACCCAAGAGGTTGCGGATAAAGTAGAAATATTTGATATAAAGGGAAGTTATGAACTTCCGAAAGCGAAAAGTAATGCCTTATCGTTCAGTAAATATTCGGAGACAGAATCAAGGTCAGAATATCTTGATAGATTTCAATATGAATTAGGTGTAATTAAGAGTCTTGGATTTGAAAATTACTTCTCCCTTATAGCGGAAATAGTCAGTTTCGCTAAGAGCAAGGGAATACAGGTAGGGCCCGGCAGAGGTTCGGTATCAGGTAGTCTTGTTTCTTATTGGATGGGAATTACAGCCGTAGACCCTATAAAACACGGTCTTATATTTGAAAGATTTTTGAATACTAGCCGAAGAGGTGCTCCTGATATTGATATTGATTTTGACGCTTCGAGGCGAGAAGAAGTTTTAGATTATATAAGGTCTAAATGGAAAACTTCTAAGATATCCACTTATATATCTATTCAAGGCAGAGGTTCGATAAAGGATTGTTGTAGAGTATTTGGGATATCTTATGGAATGGCAGAGGTAATGTCTAAAGCCTTTCCGGCTAGGGCTGCTCAAAATATAACTATCGACAAGGCTATTCTAACCGAAGGTTCTTTTAAGAAGTTCTATTTTGAATATCAAGAAATGTTTAAGGTCGCTCGAAGGCTTGAAGGTAGAATTAAAACTGTAGGTCTTCACCCCGCAGGAATAATAATATCAGATGTTTCTATATCCGACATAGTTGCGTTGAGGTTAAGTAGCGCATCGACTGGAGAGCCTGTCGTTCAATGTGATATGGAAGATGTAGATATTCTCGGGTTATTAAAGTTTGATTGTCTCGGGTCCAAAACTCAAACGACTTTATCTATAGCGAAAGAATTATCTGGAGTTAAAAGTTTGCTAGAAATACCATTGGATGATAAAAAGATTTTTAATGAGTTCAAGAAAGGTAATTGTTGGGATATATTCCAATTCCAGAGCGAGTTAGGGCATGATACCGTTATGAAGGTAAAACCTAATGATTTTGAGACTTTAACTGCTATAACGGCTCTCATCAGGCCGGGAGCATATGATTTTATTGATGACTTCACTAAAGGAAATTATGACCCTATCATCGAGGCCTTGAGGCCTATTTTAAAGGATACGAGAAATATAATTTTATATCAAGAGCAAACCATGGAAATAGCTGTAGAGCTAGCAGGGTTTAGTTTAGAACGAGCAGACGATTTGAGAAAGGCTATAGGAAAGAAAAAGATAGATAAAATGGCATCTCTGAGAGATGACTTTATAGAAGGAGGAGTCAGCAAAGGCCATTCAGAAAAGATGATGATGCAATTATTTAAGATAATCGAGAGGTCATCAAATTATGCGTTTAACAAGTCTCATGCTGTGGCTTATACCCTTAATTCTTATTGGTCTATGTGGTTTAAAGTCTACCATCCCGTAGAATGGGCTACTGCTGAATTATCGGTTCAAATAGAAGACGAAGATAAGTTGAAGAAATATTTGGAAGATACAATGAGGAATGGAATATCTATTTTACCCCCAGACATAAATAAATCAGAATGGGGATTTATAAAAGAAGAAAATTCTGTGAGATGTGGTTTGGGGATGGTAAAGAAGTTTTCGGTTAAAGGGTATGCAGAATTATCAATACATAGACCTTACGAAACTTTTTTAGACTTTATGGGTAAGACATCAGGTGTTAAAATAAATAAGGGTGCGGTTCAATCTCTCATCAAAGCGGGCGTGTTTGATGGTTTCGGCAAAGGTAGAAGGCCTTTATATGATTTAGTCGAGCAGTTAAAGAGCAAAAAGAAAGCATCTAGTCAAGATATAATTTTAAAGGATGTAGAATGGACACCTAAACATAAATCTAAGATGGAGAAAGAGGCGATGGGGTTTTATATATCTGGACATCCTATATTACATTATAAAGAAAAGCTGAAGGATTTAGGTATAAACGTAGAAGACGGGTTAGGAGAAACAGGGGAGAGAAGGACTATTAAAGTAGCGGGAATTATTGATAATATAAAAAAGTGGAAGTCAAAAAATGGCGAGATGGCTTTTATAGATATTTCAGGATATGAACAATATTCAATTAATGTATGGCATAATGCTTGGATAGTTTACGAAAAACATTTATCTATAGGTGATATGATAGTCGTAATTGGTCACAAACTTGAGTCGAGAAATAAGATAGGAATAGAAAAAGGTGATAGTCTAACGGTGGTTCAATGACGGAATTAGATTTTATTTATCATGTTAAAAGAGCTAGAAACCTTAGAGGGATTAAAAGGGTTGTGGGTTTTATTTTAGGAAAGTTTGAAGCTATTAGAGGGTTTATGGCTATAATATAGTGAGGACGGAAGCTATGAATAAAGTGGTTAATGAACCAATTAGAAAACAATCGATGTTGATAATAAGAAAGTCTTTGAACGAATGGGTTTTCCCCTCTTCCTCGGGAGATAAAGATTGGACGGTAAAGTATTTTGGCCCTAGTCGCTCGGGAGGGGCGAAAAGATTATCCTGTAATTGCCCTTCGGCTATTTATAAACATTCAGATGACAGGATTTGTAAACATATAAAATATTTACTAAAAGAAGGAGTGTCTTTATATGGAATTTAAAGAAGAAATAAAATTAGACGGAGATATACATTTATCCTCTACGACTCAAGAAGAAATGGAGTGGATGAAGTCTACTCTTCAGACGACTATAACAAAAGCGTTAGATGGATGGCATAGTTGGCACAAAGTGAAAGGGGAAAAGACTTGTAAAATAAAGGCAAATTTTCAGCTAATACTTAAAAAAAGGAAGGTGAAAAATGGGTAGGTTGCAAGAGGTCAAGAAGGAAATAGAACAGATTTATAACGATAACGGCTTGATGTCGGTGATGGAGGCTATGGATATAATAGATAAATATACTGGCGTAGATGCAGCTAAGTTAATGGAGTGTTCGATAGATTCTTTACAGGCTGATGCTCTTAAATTATGTTCTTTTAATTGCTATCTTACCACTATAGCAAGTGACCTTGAATCTAATTTTGTCAAGGCTACTAACAACAGAAAATTTCAAGAAGCAAATCAATGGATGACCATAAAGGCCGCTACTCCTGCTATGAAGTTGGGGGAAGTAGATAAACATGCTGAATCTGGAATTGCCCTCTATAGACAGGAGGAAGCTTCCAAGCAAAAAAAGGCTATGATAATGAGGTCGGCTG